AAATAAGACTAATAAGTATTATTTTGTCTCTATTGATAATGAAAGTTATATGGCTCATCGTATCGTTTACTATTTAAGAACCGAACAGTGTCCTGATTTTCATAGTGTACAACATGGTTTTTCTAATAAAAATAAAGACAACCGATTAGAATTAAAAGCAACATATATTCCTTCTAAACCAAAACTTGCTAAACGTTGCAAGATTCTTGCTTAATTATGTCTACTTTAGAAAATTTGATTGAATTCTCTGCTGATGCTGGCCCTTTTCGTTATATTCCAGATATTGAAAATATTAGTAGAAGAGAACTTGATAAACATGAGTATTACATAGGTTCACCATGTCCGTATGGACATGAGATTAGGGATAAAAAATCTCATTGGTGTTATCACTGTGCGATAAAAATACAATCTAATATTTGTGGTTTTGATCTTAATTATTTACATAATGATTACAAAATGAAATATTTTCGTTTATGGAATAATATTGAATTCAATTTATTAGACCCAGAATTATGTTGGAATATAAATCTTCCAGGATCTAAAGCTCCCCGTAGGATTTGCTTTCCTTCCTATCGTACTTTTTATAGTGAACAGAAAGCTGAAAATATAACAGCACATAAAGCTATTTATCAATGTGCTTGGGGTGATGTTGGTTCCTTATTTGTGACACGGATTTGTGGGAATCCTTGGTGTGGGAATCCATTGCATATGTCATCAAGATGGAATAGAAGACATCCACCAAGAACAGTGGATCCATTTTACGTAGAATTCGATGCACAGAAGCTAATGAGAATCAGTAAAGCTAAACTCTTGAAAAGAGGTCAAGAGATTATTCAAGAAGATTATAAGAAAACAATCTCACATCCCTTGGATGCTAAGGATACTCCCGATTATGATGAGGGTTGAGATTAGTGTTTAAAAGCAAATAATGGCTCGTAATCAGTCTACTCAGCGACAAAGAACTGCTAAAGATCCTTTGGCTATTGGTTCATTTGATGAAACTTCTATTCGTTATTTAAAAGGAAATTTAGGAGGTACTAATCGTCCAGGGAGTGGTGGTTATAGTGGTGGTACTCTTAACCATTGGTTTAAATTTAAATTAGATACTACTGCTTGGATTATTACTGCTAAAGGTGGTGGTTGGGAGAAATGGTTTAATGTTTCTGCTTATGATATTAATAAGAATCCTATTGTAGGAAGAGGTATTTTTGATGAAGATACTGTAAGTATTACTCGTGATGGAGATGTTATACATCCATATGTTGGTCATGTTATGTCAGCAAGCTCTGATTTTTATAATAACTATGATGGCAGACGTTTAGATAAAGGAGATTCTAGATATTATCCATTAGATATTGGAGAATATTTATTATGTATTTCTAGTACATTAAATACTCCTTTTGATTATGCTGTTGGTATTGTTATTGAAGTTGCGGATCCCTTTCCAGTACTTCTAACTGAGGATTATTCACGTTTATTATTTGAAGATACACCAGATGAAAGTGATATTATTTGCGATACAACACCTAACTATACTGGTGCAGAAGATCATGAACATTCTCTGACAGAATGGAAGACAGCATGGGCCAGAGAACGTCAATCTTATGAGAAGTTCCCTGACATACTAGCTCCATTAACCACGAGGCCGTAATGACTACAATTGCACTTCCTCTTAGAGAACCTGGACCTATTATGGATTCAAATTTATACACTCAAATACTAGATGAACAATACGAAAAGTTACGAAAAGAAAGAAAAGATAAAAACCTACACGCTAAATTTGAGAAAGAATGTGAGGAAACTCCTTACCTTCAACAATGTAAAATGTACGATGATTAAGTACGATGTCTGGTAATGAGTTTAAGAACACTCAGAACGAAAAAAGTACTGATAACGAAACTTCCTCAAGATTTTATTTTGAAACTGAGGTTGGTTCCATGGATGCATACAAAAGGAGGCGTGATATGGCTAGCAAGTATGGCGGTAGGAAAGAGTACAAGACAAATCAACGATTGGATGGCTCGACGTGGGAATCGAAGGGTCCGCCAGATGGATTCATCTTTGACAGGTAAATTTGCAATGAAGCCACAATTAATGGCTATGCATCAAGTACGTAAATGGATCAAAGAAGTACCTATAGGAGATTCAGTAGCATTACGATGTGAATCAACTTCTCCTGAGAAACAATTTAAAGTATGGAAAAAGTGGTTTGCACAAAACGAAGATCCTGATTGGGTAGTATCTGAAAAATATAAAGCTTTTTTATTCTATAGAGAAGAGTAGAATAACAATAGTTAATTAAATTAAGGAAATGCCAGAAATTTTTACTGTTCTTTTAGCTTTACATGCATTAGCGAGTGCTATTACTGCATTAACACCAACACCAAAAGATGATGAATTTGTAGGTAAAGCTTATAAAATCATCGAAAAATTAGCTCTTGTAATAGGTAAGGCTAAGCAATAGGTGTGTACCACCAAACTGTACCGCCTTTTTCATCTACTGTATTTTTTAATCTTTTAGCTTGATCTCGTTCTAAACTTACGCAAACAGTTTCCTTCTCTAACTCGTAGCACATACTGACTTTAATATAGGGCCTGCGATTAAGTGTCATGCTCTTATACTAAACAAATATTGCTTTAATGGAAAGATGGAAGAGAAGAAAAGTGCGGAAATCCTAGAAGAAAAAAAGGATAATAAAAAGAAAAGTGTACTTGGTAAAGTTAAATCAGCATTGCTACCTGACCAAGAAGAACAGGCCGCAATTGTCTCTACTATGGTACGTATTGGAGTACTAGTTTGGTCAGGCGGAATATTAACATTAAATTATGTTACTCTTCCTGGACTTGCACAACAAAAAATAGATCCAACCTTTATAGCTTCAGTGTTCACCGGTGTTTTGGCCAGTTTTGGGATCGCTACGGCATCCAAAAAAGGTGATGGAACGATGAAAATGAATGGCGAAAATGGACAGATAAGTAAGAAGGATATGGAACAACTTATAGCGAAAGCTTCCTCATCAGGACCTGTACAAACTATTAGAATTGAACAAGCACCTTTGATAGTTAAAGCACATGAGCCTCCTGTCAAGCCCTCAATCTAAAATGCTACAACTTCCTAATTGGCAGCATCATTCTAAAAAAGAACAGAAAGCTACCAAAAAGCCACAAGCATTAAGACGTGCGCGACATAGACTTAAATCATTAATTAAGAAACTTAGGAGAACTTAAATGCCTTGCTGTAAATCTAAAATGAGTCCTAAAGATCATCAGAAATGGCGTTTACGAATGCTTAATTTTTGGCGAGATCGTTTAGAACAACGTATGGCTGGAATTGATGCATCTATTGCCACACTTGTAAAACAGATGGAAAGAGATGAGGAAAATACTGAAGATGATGAAGCCGTAACATAAGCAATTACACCCATTTAAAGTTATATGGTCTGCACTTTTTGCAATGACCAAACATTATGTAGTTGGGTATAGTGATGCCCAAAGAATGCACCATGACCTATGTACTTATGCAGATAGTTGTTGGGATGCTGAGCATGTAGCGATAGAAGATGATTCTTATTTACATGAGCATCCACATGCAATTACATCTATTATTGAGGAAGATTAAATAAACACATGACTGATCCTCTTTCATTAGATGCTGCCCAAGAAACTAGATTGGTGGTTCAAGCTTTAAAAATAGAAAGACTAGAAGAGAAACAAGATGAATTACGTGAACGTCTTAAAGTTGTAGAGAAATGGGTTATAGGTGCAGCGGCTGTTTTAGCAGCTGGAGTTACAGTTATAGGATTTGCTACTAATATCTCCAAAGCATATTTATAAGTAAGTCTTGATAGACTAAAGAAAATATACTTAGTTAAATGTGGAAGTTTCTTTCACTGTTATTACTTTTCTTTAGTCCACTATCTGTTCGTGCAGATCTTGTCCATCGGCTATCTACGAGTACACAATTAACAGTAAATGGAGCTGCAACTGCAGCAGAAAGGATCGGAAGTACGTATGCGGTTTCTGGTTCAAATATTAAAGTAGCTACTGGGAATAGTGATGTCTTTGGAGGACATACAGCAGGTAGTGCTACTGCAGCTAGTACTATGAAAGCTGGTACATATGATGTAAATACCGCAGGATCTGCATTTAGTTTTTCTGAATCATGGACCCAAGGAGATGCTATTCCTGCAATAGGTTCAGGTGTTGATGTTACATCAGGAGTTGTTGCTGATATGCCAGCTTTTGGTAATACAACAACACAATCGGGCGGTGTGGCAGGTTCACTCGCAGGTACTATTTTGAGTTCTGGAATTATGACATTAACATCCGGAGGCGCAGGAACTACGGCAACAGGACAATTTGTAAGTGAAATAACCGTTAACTAAGTAATGAAACGGTTTTTGACGTTGTTATTATTTCTTGCTTCTCCTGCAAGTGCAGTACCTGTTGTACCAAATTTTCAAACTGGTAGTATGACCTCTCATACAGAAACTACATCCAAAGTAACTGAAGTAATTAATTCTATGGATTATCAAACTGGTTGGCAATATACAGTAACTGGTAATAACATTACTACAGATGCTAGTAGTCTGATTCCTCCATCAGCTACAGCTACTAATACGATAGAAGGAGTTCAATCTTCGTGGACAAGTTTAAATGCAGGAAATATGCCGAACTTTGTAATAAAAGACGAAGCACAAGCTTTTCAACTAACAACTACACTCAGTCAACCAGGCCTTTCAAATCAGACAATAATCGAACGGGTAACAGATATTACGTCAATAACAGATACAACAAGTACATTCAGCCAGTAAAATTAATAAAATATAGTTTACTGGCTCTTTTAAATGTCTTTCCGACAACGGCGTATGCAACAGATGTGGGGGGTGTCAGTGCTACTGCTAGTCCTATCGCTAATAGTAGTGGGAGTGTCACTAATCAAGCCATCCAGGTACTCCAGGGACCGTACATTACCGATACTTTTGGGGGAGGAGTCTCGTGCCAGGGTCCTACATTAAACATAACTCCATTCTTGACTCAAACCAAATCTTGGCAACTTCCATACGAAAGTATTTATCAAGATCCTGTGTATAACAATTCTGATAATAATGATGATGGGATTCCAGATAATCCTGGAGAAGTTCTTTATTATATTCCTACACGTACAGGACAGAAGAATCAACACAATTGGAATTGGGGATTATCAGCAACAGTATCTATTCCTCTAGATAATGGAATTCAAGAACGTTGTAAAACAGCAGCTACAAATCAGAATAATATTAATGCTCAAATCCTTGTAAATAAAAGATTAGATTTTGAAATGGCACGACTTAAGCATTGTGCGGAACAACAAAAACTTGGTGTATCTTTTCATCCACAATCACCTTCTGCAAAGATTTGTGCTGATGTAGTGGTAACTAATCCACACGGAGTTATTCCGCAACATGCACACACTATCCCTTCCGCATCCTCCGAAGATCCATTATCGCTCTATTCCGTTCCCTCTGAGCAAGTCTTCTTTCCCTTAAAGAAAGTTCCTTCGGTTCCTTTCCAAGGATTTTCTGGACCTTTCCAATTACCTTCTTTATCACAGGTTTCACCACCTTCAGAAGAAGGTCAGCCAGGGGCTTTGCTAGGAGGGCCGATGTCGTGGCCACCGTCGCAATCACAGCAGTAGTAGATACAATTTGAGGTGCTGGTAAATATTGACCTGCTATTCCTATATCCTCATAAAGAATTATACAAGTTTGTTTATCTTTACTAAGTTCAAAACCTGATACTTTTTCTGTTTTGTTCTGTGCAATGTCACCTATTCGTGGCGAATTTGGTCCAGGGCAGGGAACTTCTATGTCCGGTTCGGGAATTTCAGGTATATCGGTCTTTGGTGCAGGTGGAGGAGTAGATTCTGACGGTCCAAAGTCAGGTACTTTTTGACTTTTGATAATTACTAAATTTTCTGGTACATAATCAATTGGTTGATAACTAGGTACTGAACCATCAGGACATAAAGTTATTGTTTTATTAGGATCTTCTACTTTTAAATTCTCTGATTTTAGATTTCCAGGATGATATTCGACACATCCAGGGAGATCAATGATAGGGGCACCTATAAATAAGGTCACTGCAGGAGCATTCGGTATGGCATGAGAAGGTATGCCTAAGTATTTAGGTGTTTGTGGGATTTGAAAGTTATGAATTCCTATGTTAGGAATCGGATCCATTAGATGCCTGGAACAGAAGGCACTCCAAGACCTACTGCAGGTCCAGTTGCTTTAGGCATCTTACTATCTACTGCTCCGCCAGCCAGACCACCAAGTGATCCTGTAACTGATTGAAGAACTTGAGACTTGACATTATCAATAAGTTGATCTCTTTGTACGTAAACATATATACCACTCCCAACAAGGGTAATAGATATAACGCCAGACGCAATCGCAATGATGTTGACAATTTTTTGCATAATAATTAAACCATGTCTTTCTATCTTAATCAATTAAACTCCAACTACGCCACCATTTTGTAATGACATATTTATTGTTACTAACAGGTGGAAGTGCTTCATGTAGTGTTTTCCAGTTAGGTCCACCAAAAGGGAAAAGATTATTCCAAAAGATTGCCATACCTTGTTTTGGTTTGATTTTTAAATTCAAATGTTTAAAAAATGTTTCACCTCCTTTTTCTACATCATTTAGATATACCATAAAAGTCCATGTTCTTTGACCCATCCATTCTGTATAAATATCATGTTCAGGTGTAAACCAATGAAAATAATCATTATGTTCTTTATAGTATTCTCCAGGATGATATTTTTGAATTTGTAAAGTTTCTCCAATCTTAGGATTTAAATTTAGAATAGTTGCAATACGGGAATTTATATTATCTGAGATTGCATAATCGTAATTAAATAATGATCTAGTATAACTTGTTCGATAATCATTTTTAAGTATTTTCCCTTCTGGATCACATAGTGTAGATTCAGATACTTTTTCATCTGTGATACGTATTAATTTCTTACATTCTGTTTTATCTAAAAAATCGTCATATTTATATATTTGTGTAAAAGGAAAAGGTAATCTTTTAATTGTATGAGGAAATTTTTTATTGCTAAATTTCCTATAATTTATTCTTTTAGGTTGAGAATGGAAATTAAAACTATTAATAACATCAGTTGCTTCTTCTTTACTTATATTATTTATATTGACAATTGTATCAATAAGACTTTTTTTAGGAGACCCGCCCAACGCAGTTTCAATTGCGATATCACGTATGTTCGGGTCTATCATTTAAGTTAAGAAGCAGGTATTATCCTACTGCCTTATTAGCTACTAGAAAAGCAGTGTAGTCAATCTTTACTTGATCCGTCCAAACTGCGTTACATATAGCTTGAACATCTGCATCTTCTCCAGATATATCAGTAGCTACTAGGTTATCACTTGCATCAAGTGTTCCAGGTACTAATACTTTTCTATGAAAGGAACGAGAAATCTCTTTATCATCATCTTTGATAATTGTCGCGTTTCTTATTTGAATATTCCATTTATTAACGACCTCTATTTTGTCGTTTTCATTTGTTTTTGTTAATGCCATTTAGGGTTAATCTCCGATTAAGACAGGTTTATGGCTTAGTTTTGAGACGTGCTAACGGTCTATATTTTATGAAGCCATATAAATACCTTCAAGTTGAATACCACCAGATCCGTTAGCAATACTTGCAACTGTAAAAGCATTGGTAGCCCAACCAGCTCCATTTAAATTAGAACCGAAACCCACTTCCATCCAATTTTTATTTTTATTAATATGTGTTCTATTAACCCAATCGTCAGCATCATCCCAATCAGTGGCGGCATTCAGACCACTACAACTGTAAGTACATCCTCCTCTATAACCTACATCACTATTCGAAGTGAAAGGTAAATTTAGTTGTAAAACACTACCAGAGGTATTAGTATTTGCAGTGTGGTTAATCCATAGTGAAATATGAACAACCCTTCCAACTTTTGTATAAAACCCACTTTGCTGTTGATAAGTAATACCAGTTGCAGCAGCACTACCCTCACCCCAAGTTGGAGTGAAAGTGCCCTCTTCATAATCGTCTAAAACA